GTCGCGTCCAGCGTCTCGGCTCGCTTCCCCTTCACTCGTTCAAACCGCGCCTCGGGCCGACCGCGGACATACCGCACCACGCGCCGTTCGCTTGTCAGCTGCTCGAAATAGATTGGTTCCAGCGCATCCCCGAACCGCATCCCCTGAGCGCGGCCAAGCCGATTGAACAGCTGAGACTTCACCGCGTCGACGCCCACAAGCCAAAGCGGCGTGCCCTTCGCACCCGATCGCTGCAGAAACGCCCGCGAAAAGCCGGGCACGCCCTTGATGCTGACCACCCGGCGCCCGAAACGCGAGCGTGTGAAGCTATGCACGATCTCGGTATGCCCGCCATCACCGGAGTCGATGCAACAGGCGTCGACTCGAAGGACTCCTCCCTTCGGATGCGGCCATGTCTCCCTGAGAAGAGAGTCCAGTTCGGCCCACACTTCGTCGCCGTCGATCGGCCCCCAGAACACGCGATGTTCCAGCACGAATAAATCCACGTCACCATGGCCCATGGTGACACACTCTAGCCGATCGTCCTGGCAGTCGACGCCGACCGTCACCCACAACACGTCTTCCGGAATCCGCGCGAGGTTGAAGGCTTCCCGCCGGCCGAACAGCTCGTGCTCGTCCAGGTCATCCCCTTCGGTCTTCCACGGTTCTCCCAGCACAAGGTTGGTGAAGGTCTGCAACGTGTCGGGCGATCGCTTCGCCTTCAAAAACTCGGCCGCCAGTTTCCCCCATCTGGCATTGTGATGCGGGCTGACCAGTGCGTTGATCCGGAACCCTGCATGGCCCGTCACGTCCGGTGCGGTCACCCGCCACCGGCCCTTCGCCACCATGGCGGGCTTATGCCGTTCCTCCACCAATGAACCGCAACTGGGGCAGCACCATTGCGCCGCGTCGGGATCGCCTTCCGGCCACCGGATATCGGCCCACCGGATCTCTGCGAAATCCGCACATTCTGGGCAAGGGAGTTCGAATATCCGCTGGTCCGACTGGTCAAAGAGGCGTGTCGCCGGCCCATAATCGAACACCGGAGTCGACCCGGCGAGGATCTTCCGGTCACGAAAGGTCATGGTGCGCATGGTCGCCAGTTCGATCGGGTCGCCTTCCTGGCTGACTTCGAAGCCGTCAATCTCATCAAGGATCAGCACTTTCGCGGTATGCCGTCGCAGGTTGCGCGGCGACTTCGCGGCCAGGAACTTCAGACTTCCCCCCGGAAAGCGCCGGTTCATCATGGTCGATCGCCCAGTTTCGTCGGCCTCATCGGAAAGCAATCCGCGGATCGACGGCGAGGCTTCGAAGAGTTGTTCCAGATCCACGGCATAGTCGCGCGCATCATCAGCGGTGGGCTGTACTGCCAGGATCGGCGCGGGCGAGTTCGCCACATAGGATGCGATGATGCCGGAAAGCAGCGCCGTGTAGCCGATCCTAGCCGACTTCAAGACCGTGATCCGCTCAATCGTCGGATCGTCCAGCGCATCGCAGATTCCCCGCTGATAGGACCACAGGCGCATCCGGCCGGGCAGCGCAGATGCGGTCTGCGGCAGGTAGATGTTCGACTCGATCCAGTCAGCCGTAGGCAGGTCGTGCGGCGGCCGAAGGGCTTGCATCGCGTTGCGCCGGATCATCTCAATGCCCATAGGCCAGTCCCTCCAATGCAGCTTTGATTTCGGAATCGATCTGAGCGACGTCATGCGCAGTCAGGTGCGGCAATGTCGATCCGATGCGCGACGGGATCGCAAGCAAAGCCGATCGCACGTCGCGGAGCACATTTGACCACTCGCGTTCGACTTCCGGCGCCGGCACCAGGTCGCCGCGGGCCTTCGCGTTCGCCAATTCGATCTTGTCGGCGGCGGCCCGCTCTTTGCGCAGTTTCTCTGCATCTAGTTCGGCATTGCCCTTTGGGTTGCCGGCTTTCTTCGCTCGATCTGAGAGGCGGGCAACGTAGTTCGTCACTGTCGGGCGCACCGCGTAGTGGGAAGGCTTCACGCGCACCGCGACACCCTCCTTGGCGAGGTATCGAACCTGCGACGCGGACACGCCTAGCAAGGCGCCCAGGTCGGCCTCGTGAAGGACCGCAGGAATTGGCCCAGGAGCGCCGTCAGCGGGTGTTTGGCTGTCAGGCTGCCCGGAATGGTCTGAAGGGGCACAGGCGGCCCGCTGCGGGGCAGGCAGGTTGCCTAGAAGCACGTCCAAGGGGTCGATCTGTGTCATTTCAGCACCAAATGAGGCAATTATGTGTCAAAAATACAACATAAATAGGGCGGCTTTCACCCCGTTTCCGGCGATTGAACCAAATCAATCTCGAAAAATTTTGCAGCGAGCGATTTTTCGGGGTCTGCGACCGCCGCGCCCCGTCGCCCTCGGAAGGACCCGTGCCACGATTGATTGAGTTGCACGATTGATTGAGTTCCATTCTGCCTTCTTTCCTCATTTTCGGGGCATCGGAGCGGGTGAACAATGAACAGGCCCTAAAGGGCCATGTTCAGTTTGTTCGCCTCGCGCCGCCGTTTTGCCGGGTGAACAAGTTGAACATGTTCGTGTTCGTTCACCTGTTCACCCTGTTCATCGCACCCTTCATCGTCTTCGCAGGATTGATCCCATTCGATTCCGTCCGGTATCCGAATAAGCCCCCCGTCTATTTCGATCGCCCCAGCCCGCTCCAGTCCTTGCAGCGCCCGGTTCACCGCCATGCGTCGTCCGTCTCGCGACTCCGAGGCAGAGACTCTGTTCCCTTCGATCGCTCGCTTCCTCCACGAAGCAAGGTCGATCTCTTCACCATCGCCCATCATCTCCACGATGCTATCGAGTGCCGCCCGCTCAGTGGGCTTCAGCCGTGGCCCCACCTCGCGCAGCGCGTTCGGGTTGAGGGGTTGGCAAAGGGGCGCCGTCACAGAGTCGCCGTCCTCATCCCGCCCGATCTCCACGCCGCGGATACTGAAGGCGAGTTGCGCATCACAGGCGCCGTTGCGGTTCTTGGTCAGCCGGCCGCGCACCGTGCCGTCATCTTCCTTACGAAGGTGAATCGACACGTCCAAGGCGCCGTTCAGAAGGCTATGACCGCGTGGCAGTCCTTGCAGCCCGTCTTTGGTGTCATGGTGAATCAAAAACACTGCGGCGCCCCATTTGGTCAAGGCGCTCGCAACCGCGACTACCCGCCCCATGGCCTCGGCACTGTTCTCTTCCAGCCCAGGGAAGGCCTTGGACAGGGTGTCGATCACGATCAGATTTGGGCGTTGCGCTTCCACGGCTTTTATCAGCGCGTTGAAATGCGGACTGCCCTGCCCGGCAACGGCTTCGTTCAACAGGTCGGTCACGCCACCGACCAAGGTGAAGTTCGCAGCGTCGCCGTGTTCGGCCCGAAGGGCAGTCACGCGGCCGCGCATCCCGTGTTCATCTTCCGCGGCAACATAGAACACGCGACCCGCCTTTGTGCGCCGGCCGTGCGCTTCCCGCCCCTGGGCGACGGCATAGGCCAGCGAGGGGGCTAGAACCGATTTGCCCGCGCCCGGCGCGCCGACGATACAGGCAACGTCCCGTTCCGCGATAAGCCCCTTGATGATGTAAGGGCGCGGATTCGACTGCGCGCATTCTGCGGGCGAAAGGAAGGTCAGTGGCGAGTCCACGGTCGCAGGCTTCGACTCGCCTAACAGCGCGGCCAAGGCTTCGTCGCTGCCAGGCAACGGCGCTGCCGGATCCCAGCCATAGCCTTTCGCGATCCGGTACAGCGAAGCGATGGTAACGCCCCCGCCACGCTTCCCGAAACTCTTCCAGGAGCGCCGCTGGTCGCGTTCATTGAACTTGTCGGGGCAGCGCCGGGACCATCTGCACCACAGGTCAAAGCCCGCGTCGGCTCCGCCCGAAGCATGGTGCAGGGCCATGCCGATCTGCAACCAGGTGTCGCGATCGGATGCGTCGGTTATCGCGCGCAACGCGCTGCGGATGCGATCCGGTTCCCAGTCCCGTTCGCGCTTCGCCTCTGCATAGTCGGCCCAAAGATCGGAGTCGTCACCGTCGCCCAGAAGTTCTGCGAGTTCATCGCGCCAGTCAGGGCGTTTCTCGATTGGCAGCGAAGTCGGCCACGCGGGCAGATCGGCGGGTGTCGGGTCCGCGGCCGAATAGGCGCCCGCCGCACTCACCGCGCCGGGCGCGATGACATATCCACCTTCGCCGCGAACGTCGACGCCGGGCGCGATCTTGCCGGCAGAACAGGCGAGTCCCTCGTGCCACCGGAAGTACAGGTGCCGGCCGCCCGAAGGCGTGACGACAGAGACGGGCGACAGCGTGTCAGGGTTGAGACCATCGGCACGCAATGCCGCTTCACCGTCTTTGTCGGGCCGTCGATCGAGGTCCAGCACCGCAAGTCCGGAAGATCTCCCCATCTGTATACCCGGCATAGCGTCGGGCCACTCGCGCCACCATCTGCGGATCTGGCCCGGGTCGCGGGTTGCGTCCTTGAAGCCGTGCTCGGTCAGGGGGCGTTTGTTGTCGGCGCGACACGGGAACACGGGGCGCCCAGCCGCGGCATGGGCGAGGGCGCACAGAAGATTCTCTGGTGCCTGCGCCGGATCTGTGGTATCGAAAACAGAGCGTCTTTCGTTTTTCTTCCCAAGTTTAGAGCCGTTCGAGGTGGCACCCTCGGCGGCTCTTTCCTTTTGCGGCGTGTCGCCTAGAAGGGCTGCCAAATCCGGTGGGACACTTTTCGCGAAAAACCCTTTGATTTCATTGGAAGAGTCACTGTCCCACTTTTTCGTAACCAATTGATTTTGAACGCTTTCTGCGCTCCGGCTCTGGGCACCACTTAAATCCCTGAAAGACATACACTGTTTTTGACCCGGACGGCTAGGACAAGGCCGGCGTCTTCCGGGCAAGACGTAGGATAAGATCACGACCGCCGTGTCCCTCTGCC